TCGCTCTTTTGAAGATTTGGCGGGAGCAACGAAAACAGACGTTTCTCTTGGCGAGGCAGACTTCACTACAGGGGAGTGGCGAAAGGTCGCGCAGAACAGTCGCCGCATGATCAGCAACACAGATTCTGGCATCAACATGGATCAGACCCTCAAGGACATCGATGAGGTACTGCTGAATGAGTCTGGCAAGGGTGCTAACGGCAATATCTCTCCAGAGCAGTTAAAGCGATTAGGATTTACTCCAAACTCTGACGGCGGGTTCGACCAGCAAGTTAACCTTCGTCAGCTAGCCCTGTTTGCCAACTACATGGACATCTTGAATGGAGACGGCAAGCCAACGGCATTCAAGAACCTGATCGCTGAAGCTAACGACAGGCACTTTGAGAATCTAGCGGCTAACTCTATCTGGGGTAACCAGGTGGGAGCATCGGCCGCTGCCGTGAAAGGTCTCCAGCAGAAGTTCCGCACAGAGGCGTCTCAAATGCGAAAGGCTGGTGAGGTGGTAGAGAAAACAGACAATCTTCGCGCCAACATAAAGTCGCAAGTTGATGAGGCAATTGCGGAGATGCTGGGTCGGGAGTATCAGTAACCGACTGTATGTAATTCACTGTATGTAAATTGGTGTCTGAGCCTGTCTTTTCGTGTCCAGCTCAGTCAGGTGGCCCTAGTGTTTATGCGGCCTGTGGCGACTGAGGTGTACTGAGAAGCAGGGGTTCACGGACTTAAAATCCCTAGGCTTAACGGCCGTGCCGGTTCAAGTCCGGCCCCGGGCATACCTTTCAGCGATGTGGGCGCTATTTTTAGGCCTCTACTGTAGTGACGACAGTGCTACAGTCCGAGGCGCTTGTGGGCATCGTCCATCGCGCTGATGTAATCAGGAGCGAGGTGAGCGTACTTCTCAGTCACACCAACGTGGCTGTGGCCCATGATCTTCTGCAGCACCACAAGAGGCATACCGCCCTTCTGAATCATCCAGGAGGCGAAGGTGTGTCTGAGGTCATGAAAGCGGATGTGGGGCATACCGGCCTTCTCACGGGCCGCTTCCCACTCCACACGCAAGCTGTTCAGTGAGACACCCCATGGGAGCATCTCCATCCAAGGATGCAGGAACTCCGGTACAGTGACCGTCAGCGGCTTTCCGTTCTTAGTATTGCGCTTGCCGTTGTACATGCCGGGTATATGCAAGTGAGGCTTGCTCCACCACTCAGGCTGAAGGTTCAAGATGTTGCCCTGACGCAGGCCGGTGAAGGCAGCTAGTTGCACCATCTCCTTCCAGGGTGAACGCATGTGCGACAGGATCTCTGCGACTTCGTCCTCAGTCAGATAGTACTCGCGGGCTGTGTCCTTCTCTGAACACTTCTTGATCTTGTCACCCAGCGGGGCGTCGATCCATTCCCACTCTTTGTAGGCGAGGTTCAGTACGCGCTTAATGACAGCCAGACGACGATTAACTGTGAGGGGGCTGTAGCCCTCTTTCAGCATCTTGTCTTTCATGAGATGCGCCTCCTTAACCATGTCGGTCAAGGGGACGGGGGAGAGGTGTTCAGTGTTGCGAGTATGAGACTCCATGCTCGCAGGGGGGACGTAGCGCGCTAATGCGTGACCGTAGGTGCGGTTCTGCGGCTTGAGGCTCTCGCCTTGCTCTGCGGCGATTCGGGCTTTTCTTTCAAACGCCTTGGCCCCCTTTTTCGTGGACTCGCCGGTTGAGATTTGGTGTCGCTTGCCCGCGACCATGAACTGACACCAGTAGTTTTTGCTTCCTGGTCTGAGATAGATTGACATCGCCTCACTCCCTGTTCAACGAACTCTACAACTGAAGAATGTAGGATTCTACACGAACGGGGATCGGCAGTCAAAAGGACATACTCTAGCTTACCGGCCTCTGCCATCCGCTTTACTGTGCGGCTTGAGCAGCTCAATAGCTCTGCGGCTTCGTCTAGTTTTAACAGTATCTTATCCATGTCTGTACCTGTAAGTGCAAAAAGCAGCCCCCGAAGGGGCTGTATAGTGGGCGTCCATGCCCGTGCATCCATGCTTACCCGTTAGAAGGGGATATCTTCTGGTTCGGGTAGGTTGGCTCCTGCCTGGGAGGGCTTCTGACTTCCCTCTTTATCGAACGGCGGGGAGACCTTCAGCGACAGGTACTTATTGCCTGCCTTGCTCTCCCTGATCCATGCGGCGACTTCCCAATCGGTTCCATCGACGTTCAGTGGGCCGGAATAGTCGGGACGCTTCTCGTTCCCTTCCTTGTCACGCTTAAACATTGCACCGTTATTGGTGTTGTCATAATCACTCATTCGCTCAACTCCTTAAGCTCTCTGGATCGTTGCTGCTCTTCCGCGCTTAACCTTCCCGCTACGATCTTTCCCTCGTAGGGGGTCAGCTCTGCACGAATCTCTGCCAGTGCGGCGGCATCGTCATCTGCGATGGCCTCCTTAACCGCATCTGTGTATTTGGTTAACTCTTCCTCTGCCTTCTTCAAGCCCTCACGCCACTCTGTCTTGAAAGCAGTCTTGGCCCCTGGCGGCCCCGCGTTAAATGTCTCCTTCTGGTCATGCTCACTAAGGCCGTGTACGAATTCGTGAAACCCGACCCACTCCTCTTCCCTCAACAGCTCCGAAGCTTTCGTAAAGTTGGGATTGCTGATGTCCTTGTTGGCTTCCTCTGATCTCCAGAGAGACAGCCCTAATCCATGCATCCCGCAGGCTTTAACGAGACATCGCATGACGTTGTCCGAGATCGCTCGGGCATCTGGGTTCTTCATGGCCTTCATCCGCATGTCCATCACCGGTAGCCACATACGATGCGTCTGTCCGTCCGCTGTCACTGACACGCTGACCATTGCGGTCTCATCGGGATACCACTCGACATCGTGTCGCTCGTAGGTTGCGTCTGGATACTGCTCGCACATCTTTGACCAACAGTGCGCCCACTGGAGGTACTTGATACCGCCGTGCTTAATCTCGACGCCGGAGCTAACGTCTACCGCACTCAACTTGCTCCACTTACTGACCTTACTCACCATTAACGACCCTCCTTGATCATCCAATCCAAATAGACGAGAGCTTTCTCGACATCCTCAATTCCGTTCTTGTGCTGCCACCTCCACAGGTACTTCAGCGCGTTTCCGTGGCAGTAGGCGACGAACCCATCGCTACCCAGCGCAGACCTGATCGCGTCGATGCACTCAATGTCTCCGGTGCGGTAGTGGTCAGGGCTGTTAACTGGGTCTGGCCCCGTCAGGGTGTCCCACTCCTCCGGCGTAATCGCATTGATCCCCGTACTCATTCGACTTCTCCTGCCAAGTAAACTCTCGTACACGCATCTTCCTTCTCATGCCCGTCCTTAATTAGGTCTAGGATTGCCTGCTGCAAATCTGCAAGCAGAGATCTGTGCCGCTCTATCTCAACCGCCAAGTCGGCAAGTGCCAAATCAATACTCATTCGTACCTCCTTGTCTGAATAAACCGCCACAGCGTTGCCATGCTGGACAGGTGCTTGATGTGTACCGCTGGCCCAAGGCCGTGACCGAGGTCAACTTGCTCCAGGTTCTCCTTGTATTTGTCGAGAGAGATCCATCCGACGACCGTCATGACATCCGGCTCAGAGGTGGCCTTGGCGAACACGGTGATGTCCCACTCATGCTTCGCGTGAGGCGTACCCAGCAGCCACTGCGCCTTCGGGCTGTGCGACGACTTCACCTGTATTGCTAGCTCTTGCTTGCCTAGCGGAACCCACAGGTCAACGCCGCTATCTAGCCCAAGCCTGTTTGCCTCAAAGTCGCTGCCTAACAGGTTGGCTACCGCTATCTCTGCCTTCAGCCCGATAACGTCTGAGTCGATGCCGCCACGGTTCTTGTCGATAAGCTTGTCCTCTATTCCTGCCGCCCTAGCTAACTGATACCGGAGAGCTGCTGACTGTTCTGCGTCAGCAAGCTCTGAAAGGGAAAGGCGAACGCTTATGCTCTCCATGTCATTTCCCCAGTAGGTACTGGACGGCTTCCCACTCGCTCGCACCGTCAGGGTCGTCATAGACCTCTATGGGTTCCCCGTAGAACTTTCCCTCCAGGTGAAACTCAGCGTCCTCCCACATTTCGGGTGCGCCCCACACCTCCTCAATCTGCGTGTGCAGCTTTGCGTAGGCCTTGTCCGACCAATCGATTTGGTCTGGGTCAATGTCGAGAATGATTTTCATCTGCGCTTCCTCCTTGAAACTCCAAACTTCTCCATGATGAAGCCGGTTGAAACTGGCATCTCATCGAAGGCTCCGTCCTTGCATTCATTGAAGACCCATATCCCGCTCCATGTGGTTGAAGTGCCGGTTTGGTGGGTTAGGTATTCCTCTTCGTGGGTGTAGAAGATCCCCGCAAAGATCCCTGTGATGCGTGTGCCGTCTGCGCGCTTGGCGTAGGCGATTTGCCTGTCCTGCACATGGCCCATGACCGTACTCATGTGCTTCTTATTCAGCATGGTCTGCGCGCTGCTTACCGGCCTCCCCATGATTCCGTTGGTGT